GGCTACCTTGCCCCCTCATTCGTCCACTACCTTTATATCCCCCTGCACCTCTCACACCTTCATCAACAAACGCCCAATAGTCCTCAGCACCACCAAACTCAAACTCTAATGTTACACTATTTTTTGATGATGTTACTAAATAATCAAAGTCATTATATAATGTATTTCCGCTTGTAGTTTTCTTCTTCTTCTTTAATATACCTCTACCTTCTTTGATGACATTACCACCAAGTTTCTGCATAGCTTGTATTGTGTTTTTAAATTGCATTATGAATTACCGTCTACAGGAACAATACAGAGATTGTTTGGATTATTAACTTGTATACTTAATGTTGCAGACCACCCCGAAAGAAGATTGTCAAATCTAGCTGTAAAAGGTTCTGCTGAAACAGGTAACTCTAAAAACACCTCATCATCTACCCAACTTGTAGAATATAGGTTTTGATGAAATTCATTAATAACGTCTTGTATGATTTGTAGGTTTTCACTTAATGTATCAATACGCCCTAATCTTTCTTTATTAGGAGAATCACCAATAGCATCACTAATCATATCAAGTACATAGATTGTAAATGTATAAGTCATTACGCCTTTATCAATAGTTGCTGTTCCTGGCTCTGCATATAGGATTATGTAGTCTGTAGCACCTAATTTATTAATATCCACCTCATCCATAAAACCTGAATGAAAAGATTTAATCTGAAAATGCTTGTCTGCTATTGTTTCTAAATATCCTAATACGTTTCTAAAAGTTATCATAATTGTTTCTTTGTTTTGCGTTATAATCTTGTGTATATGCTAAATATGTTAGCACTTCAAGAATAGGCAATCTTGTTATTTTATTTATGTCAAGTACGGAATTAGACATTGAATATAAAGCATTGTACCACCCCCATTTAGAATGCATACTTACGCCTTTTGCACTTTCTTCTCCTGAGCTTGTAAATAGCTGTGCGAAATCCACGCTAATTCGTTTCCTAAAGTCAAAAAAAAACCTAAGCAATTTAAAGCTATATCCATTGGACAGTCCTTAAATAATTCCTCTTTAAATTCATCAGGGTTATAATCTTCTATACTATATCTATCATTGCGTTTAAAATTTATCTGTCTATAAAGAATTGACATAATAGTATGTAAGTTCTCAATAGGTTCTTTACAGTAATTTTCTAAATCAATATATTCCCCTGTTGTAATTCCTGAAAGATTAGGCACAAATCCATACTCATTATTTTTAAACATAAACGTCTTTCTAAATTCTTCTTTGTTTGGTTCAGTATCAATAAGACCTTTAACAATAGCCATAATGTCTAATAAGTCTGTGTAAACCATTTTCTTTACTACAAATGGTGTGGTGTTACATAATAACGCTAAACTCTTTATAACCTTGTTTTTCTCACTTCCCTTGCCTTCTTGAATTTTAACGTATTCTTGGTATGTTCCAATTGTTATGTCGCACCATTCACTTGGTATTGTTAGTTTGACCTCTTTCATCACTAATAAATATAAAAGTTAATAATTTGTTTTTTCTACAATATATAGTATTTACCGCTATGGTTAATACTGAGTTTATTTAAGCACAGATAACGTGTTGCATCAATTAAATGGTCATTTACTTTTACAGGCACATTCAATACATCACCATTCTTATCAGTAGCCCATTTATAACCCCTAAATTCTTTGATAGCATTTAGACTGTCTTTAGTAATATGCAACTTATACCTTCGCATTATATCTATGCCTAAATGTATTCCTGCTCCCTTCTTAGCAGGTTTTATATTAAAACCTTGTCTATATATTTCTTCAATAGATTTAGGTTCTGCTGAATCTCCTATTATTTCTGATTGCCTATCTATTCTAAATTCTTTTAGCTTATTAGCAAGGTCAGTATTAGTCAATCTCTTTTCATATAACATCTCTTTAATATATAAATTATCATCAGATTGATATACTGCTACTAATGCACTTGGTGAATTTGTAAAGCCAAAGTCTAATCCATAGCCGATTAATTTTCCTTGCACTTCATCTGTCAGTTGGAAATTTCTAAAAATAGCGGTTTGTATATTACCGACATTTCCTAATCCATAAACTTCCCAATACTCAGGGTCTATTTCTTTAAGTCTTTCAATCTCTGCAATAGTGTCTTTACCAAGAAAAGGATTAGCTAAATATGTTGATTTAATAAATGTACAATCATCTCTTGTTAATACTTTGTCATATATCCAACTATAAGGGTCTGAAGGGTTATAGTCTAAATATATTTGCTCAGTACATCTAAATATGATTTGCTGATAATCTTCGTAGGTAAATTCTGTTGCCTCATTGAGCCACGCATAATTTCTTTTTCTACCTTTTAGTTTTTCTGGATTATCGACTGATAAAAATTCTATTGTACAATTATTTAAGAAATAAGATAAGTCTGATTTATTGTGATTGTCTTGTGTATATAAATCAAGTTCTTTTAAGATGTTTAAAAAATCACGATATACACTACCCTTACAGGCAGGTAATGTTTTACGAATAATACTAAATACTTTGCCTGGCTCTTGTAATGCTTTTACAATAATCATTTGACAAAGCGAATAGGTCTTAGAACTTCTAGTCCCCCCCTGAAGACAAATCACTCTGCTTTTAGACCCATACGCCTTGTGAAATACATTTGTAGTATTAATCTTTATTTGTGTCAAACACTTCTATTTTTATATCTGTAATTGATTTACCACCACTTGTAACATCTAATTCAGACTTCTCAGTATAACCCCTAGTTTTGCCTTTAGTCTTTAAAAAGAATATAGTAGCTGCTGTTGAGTTATCTTGAATCTGTTGATGCAACTGGCTTTCTGCAAAGTCTAAAGCAACATTCTCAATCTCTTGAACTTGCTGTCTAAATTCTTCATCATCTTTAAGCCATTTATAATATGTGCTTCTAGGAATATCAGCTTTTTTACAAGCTATTGTTACTACCCCTAAACTCTTTTCTAACGCCTTTAATAGCGTTTCTTTTTTAATGTGTCTACTTTTGTTCATAGTTTTTTAGCTTTTTGTCCTGTAAATTGTTCCCATCTTTCTATAATTACATCACAGTATTTAGTGTCTAATTCCATACCATAACATATTCTATTTGTTTTTTCACAAGCTATTAATGTTGAACCACTACCAAGAAACAAATCTATAATTATGTTTGTAGATTTAGAAAATTCTTTTATAAAAATTTCACAAAGTCCTATTGGTTTTTGTGTTGGGTGTTTTCTTTTACCATCTTCTTTTTTCATTCCCAATGCACCTGCCCAAGTATAATTATATATTTTTCTTTTATGTGCTGTTTTACTAAAACATAATTCAAATTGATTACCTATTGACCTAACTAAATTGTCTGTTGTTTTTTTATTCCAAACAAACCAACCACCCTTTTTAGGAAGATTATTACAATAATAATCTGCACCCCACCAAAATTGTTCCTTTATATCTTTAACAAAGTTATATATTTTTAAAAAATCAAACTCTTTATTGTCACCAATTACTTTTTCGTAATTATTTTTATTTCTATTTTTTAAATGATTACTTTTATTATATATATCTTTAAAATCGGTTTGCAAATTCATTCCATAAGGTGGGTCTGTAAATACCATATCTGCCTTTTCTCCATTCATTAGTTTATTAACATCACTTTCTTTTGTGCTATCTCCACACATCAATCTGTGTTTTCCTAATTCCCAAACATCACCAAGTTTAACTCTACTTTCTTTTACTTCTGGAATATGGTCATCTTCTGTATTGCCTTCTGTGATTTTATCTATATTAAAACCAAACTCAATATCTTTAAATCCCCATTCTTTTAATTCTTCCATATCAAACTCATTAGCTAATATGTCCATATCCCACTCACCACCTGACTTGTTTAGCCTAATGTTTAATTCTCTTTCTTGTTCTTTGTTAAGGTTTAATAAAACACAAGGTATTGTAATGTCTTCTACTTTGCTTTTTTTAGCATTTTCCTTCCATATTTTATAGCGTTGATGACCCCCAATAA